AACGCGTTTTTGGAGTGAATTTGCATTCCGCAGTTATTCTGCGATCGTCGCGCGAAAGCACGGCGCTGTTCCACCGATTGCCAATGGTGACCTCAAGAATCTCAGCGATGAGGAACTTGATCGTCTTGTTGGCTTGGTGCGTGATCTTGCACATCTTCCCCCTGGTTGAGATATGAGGGGAACATTCTCTACGCGATTTACCATCGCGTTTGCAAAATGTATCGGCCTACTGCGACCTGCAGTGGCTGGTTTGATAACGTTTTGCTCTTCTTTCGTGAGAAAGAAGATCCTCGGACCCTTAACAGGCTCCGTGCGGACAGATTCAGCTTTCAATTCCTTTATTGATGTATCTGCAAAGATGCACTCCCCTCTCGGGAGAGGTTGTGATCCGTCTGTGGGGCGGCCTGGGATTCCTGTGAAGGAATTTTAATGGCTACCCATTATCCGAGCGTTGTGACAGGCCCGTATAACCGTGATTGGGTGTCTCCGGCAAAACCGGGGGCATTTGATGCTGGTTACATAGGTCATCGTCACCAAACATGGTACCGACAGACGAAACCGAGAACGCGCCGATTGGCTTACACCCTGTTGGATGTGCGAAACATAGCTTATTCATTGTACCCGGGTAATACCGCGCCAATGTTAAGCTGTGATCAAGCGCCGTTGTTCTCAACCTCGGAAATAAGTGCCGCCAATGCTTTTAACAAGGCTTACGCCAAGTTTAAAGATCGTTTGCAAGTGTCTTGTGAAATGAGCACTAATCTTGCGGAGATGAAACAAAGTCTCCCCATGATGGCGAACCGTCTCATGCAGCTTGTTCGGTTTACCCGAGCGCTGCGGCATGGTCAGTTCGAACGCGCAACCCAAATTCTTGGGTTAACGACTACTCCTACCGGTGTTCGGAAAGGCGCTAAGCGACTTTCTGATAACTGGTTAGAGTATCACTTTGGGTGGAGTCCACTCATCAGTGACATTGGAGAATATGTAAAGGTCTTTACTTCGCCTATACCCAAACTTCAAGTTCGGGCGAACGGTTATGGGACCAATGGTCTCATTAGCCATAGCGGAAATAATACCTACATATCGCAGTTTGCGACTCGTTGCCAGCTTTTAGCTGATTTCTGGATTAGTAACCCTAATCTCAACCTCGCAGACCAGCTGGGTTTTATCAACCCTGCGTCAGTTGCTTGGGAATTGGTGCCATTCAGCTTCGTCGTTGATTGGTTCGTGAATGTGGGCGACATAATTGCCTCATGCACGGATTTTGCGGGTGTCACATTTGAACAGCCCACGACCACCTACCTGAGCGAGATTCACTACACAAGGCAGGTTGCATATGCTTATTACACTGGATCGCCTCCTAGGCTGATTCAGGGTGTGGCATACGACCACCTCAAGAGAGTGACAATGCAGCGGATTGCCGGGATTGGTACCCCGACATTGATGCTGCGACCACCGGCCCCTTGGCCTTGGAAAAGAGTGGTCACCGCCGCGGCTCTTCTAGTTCAAACTATGGGATCAGATCCCAAACTAGGAGGTCGTGTCATCTGATCATCAACGCCCTTAAAAAGACGAAAAATGGTCAATTCCGAGCGATTTTGCTCGATTGGAGATTAACGTTTTTGTTTGTCTCCACCTTTCTCATGAAAGAGATATCGTATGCCTACAGCTGCGAACATGACGGTCAAAAAGAACGACGGTACCACAGACGTGGTCTACACGCTTGCAACGCCAAGTTCGGGGGATAATACCCCTGCAATTTGGCGGAACAATACCGTGGGCACTGCGGTTGCGTTTCGTCCCGAATTCCGACTTTTGTCGAAGAATAACGGACCTCGCACGGCTCGCCGTGTTGAAGCGCAATTCGTATGGCCAACCACCGTCACAGGAAGTGACGGGCGTGTGTCGGTTTCGGACAGATTGCCGATCAGCATCAGTGCCGCCGTCCCTAACGGGATGGTGGACACCGAGATTGCTGAAGCAATTTCCCAAGGGATGAACCTTCTTGTCCAGACTCTGGTCAAGGATTCGTTCAAGTCCGGCTTCGCTCCTTCCTGACCGGAAGGAGTCCGACCATGGACCAAAGTCCTTTTTCAGTTGAGCTGAAGAGGATCGCCTTAGCGTTATGCGAAGGCGTCAACTCTCCTCGAGCCCTAACAGTAGCAATACTGATAAGACACGAGGAGTGGGCTCAGGTCGCATCTCTGCGAACTGATCCGCGTCACTATGTAGATGCACGTGCTTATAGCGATGCAGTCGTCCCGACGGACTTCCTTCGTAAGTTGGAAGATTTACCGACAGGTATCGACCGCCGCCGTAAGGCAATCGCCACTTTTTATCAAAGTGAGTACGCGTGTCTGCGCACCAACATCCGTTTATCCAAGCTCAACGCCGGCTATTACGCTGACGTTGACTTGCGCGTCCATGATTTTATCATGGAATTGCGGAAAGTGATAGCGGGAATTCTGGGGCATCCCCCGGAATTTGTGAAGGGCCGTTTCGGGCCCGGGGCGACGTTTGACGATAAAGGGAAATTGTGTACCGTTCCCGATAAAATGTCATCGCAACCTACGTTGTACCCTGGTAGCCTTGGTTGGCTATTTCAGTGGGGTGAGACTGCATGGGCGAGAGCCCTGTCAGTTCGTATCCCCCAGGGTCCTAAGTTCGTACGAGGAAACCGTTTCACAACGGTGCCCAAAGACGCAGAGAAGTACCGCGGCATATGTATAGAGTCGTCCATTTCGGGCTTTTATCAGCTCGGTCTTGGACGCTATATACGCCGGCGACTTTCTCTGTTTGGGATTGACCTCGAGCATGGCCAAGAAGTTCACAGGCAGGTCGCCTGTGAGGCCTCTGTAAAGGGGCATTTGGCCACGCTAGATCTTAGCAATGCTAGCGATACTGTTTCCCTAGAGCTTGTCCGACTTGTACTACCCAAAAAGTGGTTCAATTTGTTGGACAGCTTGAGGGCCCCGAGTACCTTCATTGAGGGTAAGTGGGTTCGGTTGGAGAAATTTTCTTCAATGGGAAACGGTTTCACGTTTGAGCTCGAAACACTTATTTTTCTGGCCATTGCTTTAACGGCCTCAAGGTGCAGCCTCACGGCTGTACGGGAAAAGAAAGTGCTCGCTTATGGGGACGATTTGATTGTCCCAAGTGAGTCAGCTGCCGACGTGATTGCCGCTCTATCGTTCTTTGGATTTGAGACAAATAAGGGTAAAACCTTTGTCGAAGGGTCCTTCCGAGAGAGTTGTGGAGGTGATTACTTTGACGGTGCGGACGTTCGTCCACATTATGTTAAGGAGTCACCTAGTGAACCACAGGACTACATCAAGCTGGCTAATGGGATTAAGAGATTGGGGCATCCAAACGGGAGCCCTAGTTCTCTTGATCCTCGTTACCGCGTTCCTTGGCTTCGTGCTTTGGATTGCGTGCCGACTGATATACGACGCTGCAGAGGTCCGTCGGAGCTTGGAGACATCGTTATTCACGATGACTTCGAGTTCTGGCAGACCAAACAGCGGTCCGGCATCCGATATCTCCAGTGTTACCGCCCGGCGCGCTTTGTGCGCGTTGGCTGGGAGCATTGGTCTGGAGATACCGTGCTAGCATCAGCCCTCTATGGTACCGGAGACGGAGCTGTTGGTCCCGTTGGGGACCGCAGTGCGCCACTTGGCATTACGCCACGTGGTGCCGTTCTCGGCTATAAGAGAGGCTGGGTTGCCTACAGTTAAGTAGGCAGCCATGCATCTGAGATGCATGGGTAGCGTTGCCTGGTCACGCCCAGTAATAAGGGCGGTTACAGGATGGAGGGCC